GCAAAGCAGTGGACAGTTCTTGCTGTGTCAGTTGCGACAGCCGTCTTCTCGTGACACCACCGCGCATCTTTTTGGGGTTGCGATCATCCATCTGGAGAGAAATATAAAGACGTTCCTCCCATTTGTCTTATTGTACGATCAAACACCACATCACTAACGAAAAATGAGGCCCAAGGTTTTACGAGAACGTTTGCAAACCTGTTCGTTGCATCCGTTTCAAACGCCTAAAAAAAAAATCAGCTTGGAAGACGACGACGATTTTTTAGCTTATGCAACCCCGGAAAATCAGATCAAGAAAACTTTATCTTCTCCTCCATCATTTCGTAAAATAAAAAAGTTACCGCCCGTTGATGTCAAACATCAAAAACGTTTAGCCGACTATGGATTCCTGCCACCCCCGCCCTCGTTATTTAGATACACAAAAACGTTGGGCAATTTGAAAAATTAGACCGTTAGCGTTTATTTTTTTATGTGCCAACGAACCATTCAAAAAAAAAAATAAGCAATACAAATGCCGGTGACTAAGAGATTAATTATAATTTTGATACCAGTCGTCCTAATAATTTTAGTAGTAATCGCGTCATTAATAGTATTATTCCGTCCAAAAATTGACGGAATCGAGGATATCAATGGAATTTGGGTAGTATTTGGACAGCAATGCCCAGGAGATACTGAAAAAATCAACAACGCAGAATCTCTGGCAGACTTGGCGTTTTGTATAGAAAATTTTAATTTAATTGATGGCAATGATATCAATAAATACGATGAGCATCCACCTGGTTGTATTCGAAAAAATGGGGAAATAATATTTAATTTGCAGTCATCTGGTGTAACCGATCCACAGGGCGATATAACTTATTACGAATTTTGCAAGAATTCACAAAACGTGGAACAGACAATTAACCCAGGCTGTGCAAGACAAAGTGAAGCTCAAACTGTCTTTAATGTCGAACAATTATGTTGTCAAGACGTCGGATGCACAAATCCTAACGAAAAATCTAGATATGATTCCATACACTGTTTTGATGACGGGAGCTGCAACCCAGTCCTTTTGGCCAACGAGCAATATAGATTTAAACCATCTTCAGTTGTAGATAGTTATGTCTTCAAGTCGTGCTCTTTTAATGAAAATGTTTATCAAGATTCTGACAATTATCCACAAGCCCTTCTAGAAAACGCATACAACCCCTACGACGAAACTGTCGGCGCGCAGCTAACGATTCTAAATAATTTTGAGCCAAATTTTGAGTATGTAGTAACGGACGAAAACCGAGAAGACGAAGTTACGTATTGCATTGAAACACCAAAAACGTTTTATATATATATTGACTATCTATCGTTTGAAAACGCACGAGTGTATGGTAAGGACCGGTCTGGCGTTTTAGAATTCACAACGCAAATCCAAAATTTAGAAGATTATACTGATTCGACGCAGTTGCAGTTCTACGACGGCGATACTGTCGTATTTTTCGTTTACAATAACTTTTATTTGGGGAACGCTCAATGTCGTGCATCGAACGAATGCCTGCTTGACAGCGATGGTGGCGCTGCGAGCCCCACGTACACGTTTAACACTGTAGGAACTTATTATTATGGGGTTGAAGATTTTGCAAAAATTTGCGGAAGCATTTTGATTACACCACGCGAAAAAATAGATAGCGATAGCAAACAGGCCCATTTCGCCGTTATCAGAGTTGAAACGAACACAAATGACGAGCTTGGGTTCGTTTCAGAATCAGGTGGATTCATGCAGGCAGACCGCCCAATATTTGCTGCGATACAGGAAACCCACGGAGATTTGGTGTCACAGAAAAATCCATCGGCTTCAAACTTGTCCTTGCGCAAATTTAATCCAAGCATTGATTCAGACGACAATATTGAAGAATTTGCCAAAGACGAACATGGAAGTATAGTCGGCGTTCGCGTAGTCATTCAACTCATCGACGAAAACGGCAATTGCGTTTCTCCGGGTTTGCCAGTAAGAAATTCACCAAATTCTGAAGGCTGGATTCAGGGATCTGAAGACTTGATTGATTTTGAACATGTTGAGTTGTATTACGACGACTCTTTAGTAATATACGAAGATCAGGAAAAATTAAGTATTGTTGACGAGGAGAGTAAAATTTTTGTCCGGGGGGCTACCTACAAATTTACTTTTGAAGAGCCTAAATTGCAATTTGCTATTTACTCACATGTCGTAAATGAAAATCCGTCATTTCCTTTCTCATCAAATTCAGAGACAGTGACAAAAAACATTTTCAATCGCGATTTTACGTTTACCTATAATCTGACTGGTGTACTTAGTAGTGATGTTGATGATAATCTTTTTAAATTTTTAAATGATTCTGATGAAAATTTGCCCACGAAAAATTTTACGATAGAATATCCATATTCCATAATGCTCAAATCCTACAAAATTACTATTGACCAAGAAGATCCGGACAATCTTCCAAGTAGGTGGGTTTTGCAGGGTAGTAACGAAAGCTCATTTAGCTCTAACGAGGTCATATCTTTAATAACAACAAATTCTCAAATAAATTGGATCAATGGATCTGATACGTGGGAAACAACCAATCAAAAATCATATAAATATTATAGAATTATTTTCAAAGATCCTATACAAAAAAAAATAAAAAGAATACAATTTTATGAACAGAGAATGCAAGAGTATAGAGAGGGCGTAAGCCATTACACCCTCGAGGATGCGTCAATGACTCAAATTAAAATTCCATACGACGCGCCCTCATCAATAATAATTCACAGATCTAACGGTAACGATTTAGAACTTGCATCTATTAATGTAGTAGACGACGCCTCTAATCGGCCTTATTTTACAGTTGATGACGTCTATTCCAATCCGCAAACGGGACCTATGCTGCCACTTAATAAAGTTATTGATAAAAATGAAATTGATCCGATGAAATATAGAATAGAGCTTTACGAACTATGAGTCTGTTTAAGAAATTTTATCTGATTTCTTCCGTCTTTTTTAGTGTGAAACGTTACCAAATCTGGATATTTATTTTGCAGCCTCGCGGCGCATTGGTTTTCTTTTTCAATGGTTCGTCCCGCTGCGTTATTGCCACCTTTTGCATATATCGTGGATTTGAATGTCAATTTATCAAATCTAAGTACTCCTCCGTATTTTAAGTATGATAGAATGCTGTAATGATAGTCATTTTTATATTGGGTCGACTTATAAAATCGTAAACTTTTGTCATTTATGAACCCGTAGAAAGCGCCATAAATGAAAGACAAGCCGGTATTTATACCACCAGGCTGGACTTTCTTAGTCCGCATGAAATAAGCATTCGCCACCGGATAAAACCCGAATAGTTGTAGTTTTTTTTCTTCAAGGAGTTTAAATCCCTTGTGCAATATTTGTTTAAAATTGTTTACTCTTTTTAGCTTATTTTGGTTGTCGAGCTTATAGAGGCCGGTAATGTCGTCGTCCATGGCTACTAAGCGTTCCCCGGTTGGAAAATAATCCACTATAAAATTGCTTATGTTAGTCAATCCTCTTTTTCCAATAATAATATTTCTATTGTATTTATTGTTTTCAAGGGCCTGCTCATATTTTATTTTTTGCGCCTTGTCATCTACAAATATGTAAACAAGTCGTGGATCGATCTTGCTGTCTTCCAGAACTTTTAAAGTTTTTTTAATCAAGACTTTGGTTCTTTCGTACGTAGGTATGACTATTTTGTAAGTAGTCATCATATCTTACTCCCTAACAATATTATTTTGAAATGTTTTCATTTTTAAATACACTAGTCGCAAAAGCTTATTTATTAAGCGGTTTTGTATAAAATTGGGGGGACTATCCCAAGCAAGGGTATGAAAACTGTAAACACAGTGCTTACAATCGACGTTGGATAGCGCCAACCTTTGCCCTTTAACTTAGCAGTGTAAATTGAAGCTACCACAAGCATCGCAATTCCTATAATTAGAACCGTCGCGGCAATTGCATATAGTGTAGACATAATCTCATCATCGTCTTCGTCATCCATGAGTGTTTGTTTAATCTAGAAATTTATTTTTTTGAGAAAAGAGGAAAAAAATAAATTTCAAATGTTATGATGATGTGTTCTTACATATGTCCCATAATATTGCTGTGCACAACTGCATTTTTTTTGTGCAACGAGGAAATAAAACAAATTCTGTTACTTGGCTACGCTGAACACGATTCGCACACTGGGTTCGATTCGCAAGATGGATTGGAATTTTGGGAATTTGAAACTGCGAACTGAATAGCGGAAGCTGGACTGTTCATGCGTAAATAATAAGTGCTAGTTTTTAAACCAAGGGACCAAGCTTTGAAATGAAGGGACGTCAATTTGGCTCGCGTAGGATCTTTCATAAAAATGTTGAGAGACATGCTTTGGCAATTGTACTTACCCCTGACCGCTGCGTGTTCTAATAGATCTTTTTGCTTAATTTCCCACGCTGTCCTAAAAACCGCTTTTTCGGGATTAGACAGAATTTCTTTAGGAAGTTGCTGGACGCTGCCAAAGTTTTTTAGTAAATTATCTTTGACCTCCGAATTCCATCTATTTTTTGACAAAAGGATCTTCCGTAACTGCTTGTTCACAACAACGTGTTCGCCGGCCAGCGTGCCTCGTGTAAAAATCATAGCGCTATACGGTTCTATGGACTCGGAATTTCCAGCAATCTGCGCCGTTGACGCAGTAGGCATGAGCGCGGTGCTCAAAGAATTTCGCAGACCGTGCATCTTTATGTTTTGTTTTAGAACATCCCAGGATTTAGTAGGGATTTCATAAGGTTTCTTTTCCCACAAATCGTATTGCAACAATCCCCGGCTAGCCGGACTTCCTTCATACGATTCGTAGGGGCCATATTTTTCGGCTAATTTGTTGCTCGCGTCTAGGGCTGCGTAATAAACCACTGCGTGTATTTGCTCGTCGAGCAACAAAGCTTTTGCGGATCCCCACGCATATTTCAGACTTGCAAAGCAATCAGCTAATCCCTGTGTTCCAATCCCAATCGGACGATGTTTCTTGTTAGAGAGTTCAGCTGATGCGATCGGATAATAAGACACGTCTATGAGGTTGTCTAAATGCGTAGCGATTTGAAACGTAGTATTGTATAGTTCCTCAAAATCAAAACCCGTATCTTTTATGAATTTAGGAAGGCAAATTGAAGCCAGGTTGCACACGGCAGTCTCGTTTGTGTCGCTATATTGCACAATTTCCGCACACAAATTTGAAGAACGTATAGTTCCAAGGTTTTGTTGGTTGGATTTTCGGTTGCAAGAATCTTTGAACAATAAATACGGCAGACTCGCATTCATTTGTAAATCAATTATTCTGTAAAATACGTCACGAGCCTTCATTTGCTTCGTATACATCTTTTTTTGTTCGTAGTCTAAATAAAGATTCTTATAATTGTCGCCCCATTTTTCCGAGAGACCCGGGCATAGCTCTGGACAAAAGAACGACCACTTTTCGTTGTTCTTAACTCTTTCCATGAATAAATCTGAAACCCAAACGGCTGTAAATAAATCGTGAGTTCTTAATTCCTGACTTCCATATGTTTGCCTAGCTTCTAAGAATTCGATGAAATCAGGATGATGCGGTTCAAGGTACACAGCAATCGACCCCCTTCTTCTTCCTCCACCTTGATCAACTGTCTTAGCCATAGTATTGAACATTTGCATCACCGGCAGGATTCCATTTGCTGCGCCCGAGCCCCCGTTAATTGGCGACCCCCGCGCCCTAATATCGTGAAAAGAAATTCCTATGCCCCCGCTCATGTGACTTATTTTAGCGCAATCGTGAAGGCTAGAAAATATGCCGTCCACGCTGTCCTTGTCGGAAGTCATTGCGTATAAAAAACAAGACGCAAGGCTTGGATTCTTTTCGCATCCACAATTAAACATTACCGGCGTGGCGAAACTTGCGCGACGGCTACTCAGGGTTTTAAATAATTGCACAACCTCATCCTGCGACGCGTCTTCCCGTACGAGCGAGATTGCAAGGCGCATGTACATGTAAATGGGACGTTCGACGATACCCGAAGCATCTCGCAAAAGATATGCTCTTTCAAGAGTCGACAGGGCAAAGACGTCTAGGTCTTCGTCTAAATTATCATGTTCTTGTACTAAATTATCGTAAAATTCCTTGTTTTTCATTACCTGTTCGTACAACGCTTTGGAAACAACTGGACGTTTCTTTCCTCCTGGCGATACGTTGTCAAATAATTTTGTTATGCACGCGGAAAAGCTTGGTGGTGTTGCAATCCGTATCGCTCGCAGGGCAAGCCTAGCTGACATCTTTTCTGTGGCCACGTCTGCAACTTGCATAGCTAAAATTTCTTGGGATATTTTCTTATAACATTCTGGCAGTTTTAATTTTTTTGATTTATACGCTTTTTGTACGTCTGCTACCAAATCTTTAGGTAGTTCATAATTAAACTCATTTGCTAAATTCTTGATAGCGTCCATTTTTGTTAATAGAGTAAAAAAAAAATAAGTTTTTTTAACGCACCGACCTTGTTATGTTTTATCGCGCGATCTTTTTTTAAATAATCCTTTTAGAGTTCCTTTAGTGTTTTCCTCCCCTGATTCCCGAGACGACACGTCCTTCTTCTTTTTCTTGGTAGTAGATGATTTCATTTTTTTTCGGGGCGGTTCTTCTAATTTGTTGTTTTTTTCAATGAATTCGTGATACAAACCCCGCGACGTAATGTTTTCGCTGTTCATAGCTTGAGACGTTGCTTTTTTGTTTTGAGCTTTTAGTTGTCGAGTAACTTCCTTTGCTTCCGTAATATTGATGCTGCATTCTCGTTCTAAAACGATCGGTATTGACACAAATGGTAAAGTCTTTTCCACAATTATTTTATTGCTAGACCCGAGATCTCTGAATTCTTCAATTGTCAAATTTCCACCAAATTCCTTTAACCAGTGAGTTGGGGGCGAGCACGAAAAATCTTGGATTCCGTGTTCCATCGCCAAAGCCCTTAGCCACGACATGTGTTGAGCCATATTATGGTGGTAGTGCACGTCGCCCCACGCAGCTGCACAAGACGGTGAACAGAAATTACCGATTGCTTCATATTGACTTGCGGAAGAATCAAAACCGATGGGAAACTGCCACGCAGTGCTAGAAAATTTATGCGCACAATGCCAGCAGCTGGCACCTTCAAAGTCGTTATCGTAAATTAAAGTGTCTTTGGATAATTTTCTGACAACGTCCGCTGGTCTATATAGGGCGCAACACAACATTTTCTTCGATATGTCGGTCACATTATCATCAAAGTTGCAATGTTCCAAACAATCACTTTTACAGGTGGAGGATTTTCTATTCATATCTCCAGACTCAATTATTATTGTCTCAATATATTTAATTTCAATTGTGACCACGGTTTTTTTTTTAGCTAGCATTGAAATTTAAAATTTGATTTGTTAAAATGATTCTTTTTTCAATCGCCGCGGCGATGGCAAGTGGTGTTAGATTTTCGACGCGATCTTTCGGTCCATGCGGCGAAGTACCAACTCAGCCTGAAAACATTTTAGTAGTTGGAGCAGGTGGTAGAACAGGGCGAGAGGTAGTGTACCAAAGTCTGAAAAATGGCCACAATGTTATTGCGTTGACGCCTTCTCTCAAGCGCGACAGCTTGAGGGTTCCGAGAGGTTCTGCGACCAGCGATGGTATAGATATTTCCACAAACATAATGAATCTTAATAATTACGATTATTCGCCGCAACTACACGTTGTCGTCGGATCCGTGCTTAACCACGAATCGCTTAACGATTGTTTTACAAACTACGGCAAAATATCATCTGTCATTTTGGCTCATGGTGGAAATCCAAATGACGTCGGAAACAATATGTTGGCTCACGGAACTTTAAATGTTTTAAACTACATGAGACACCAAAACTGTAAAAAAATTACCGCCGTGACTTCAGTTGGAATCAAAGAAAGTTACATACAGGTGCCAAGTTTTTTCAAGGATCGAATCGACACAATCTATAAACATGCGTTTGCAGACAAAGCTAATCAAGAATATTATTTGGAAAAAAGCGATACTTGTTGGTGCATCGTTAGACCTGGCGGTTTGACTTTTGACGCACCAAAAAATTACGTTGATATTGTACCGTTACCGAAAAAAATCGGTACGATTTCTAGAGCAGACGTTGCTGGTTTTTGTCTACGATCCGTGACAGATCCTGACTTCGCATTTTTCGGACAAAAAATATCAATTTCTAACGATAACAGCTTTGGCATACCCGCAACGCCCTTACGTGTTTAGAAAATTTCTCTAATTATTCAATATAATCAATAAATTAAGGCTGCGGATCGTCGACTTTCAACTTTAAGATATGTGTCGCCGCAAGTTTTTTTGGAGACATTCGGTTTACATCTTCTCCGCTACTTATAGTTTCTAAATCTGAGACATCCAAATATGCCGCCGCACGAGCAGCCTCCGACATTCGTGACCCAGCTCAAGCGCATGATCGAGGAGCGGCCCGAGATCATCCGCTGGAGCCGAGGCGACATCATGATCCCGGACCCCGCGGCGCTCGAGCGCAACCTGTTGAAGTACTACAAGCACTCGAAGTACGCGTCGTTCCAGCGCCAGCTCAACAATTTTGGGTATCGGCGACGGT